AAAAGTCGAGGGGCTTGAGAGGTATAGAATTCTAAGGTTGAATTTAGCACCTTACAATCTAAGCGGGTATCAAGTTTGTCCAATGGCAAGTCAAGGTTGTGCGTCTGCTTGTTTGCATACTGCGGGAAACCCAGTATTCCAAAAGCAAAAAGACAAGGGGCGAATTAATCGGACTAGATATTATATGCAAGACAGGGCAGGTTTTTTGAAACAATTATTCAAGGAACTTGTAAATTTTGAGAAGTGGTGTACTAAAAATAGTTATATTCCAGTATGCAGACTGAATACAACTAGTGATATATCATGGGAAATTTTTGAGATATTTTCGCAATTTCCAAAAATAAATTTCTATGATTATACAAAAATACAAAAGAGGGCTTTGAAGTTTGCGGGTGGTGAGTATCCGCCAAACTATCACTTGACATATAGTCTAAATGAAGATAACTATGACAAGGCAATGGAAGTATTGGCTCGAGGTGGCAATGTGGCGGTTGTATTTCGTAAAGAATTACCGCAAACATTCAAGGGCTACAAAGTTATAAATGGTGATGAGCATGACTTGAGATTGCTTGACGAAAAAAATGTTGTAGTAGGTTTAAAGGCAAAAGGCAAAGCAAAAACCGATACAAGCGGGTTCGTAATGAACTAAAAAAGAATTCTTGACAAATGGTTAAGGATGTAGTATATTAAACAAATAAACAAGGAGGTTATATTATGTTTAATAATTTAATAAACAAAGTAAAAGTATATGCATTTCATTTTTGGTATTTTCAAATGCGAGGTGTAAAAGCGACAAGGTATAGAAAAAATGCTATTGTCAACAATGGATATTTTATAAGCTTGACTAGTGGTGGAAACTGCGGTGAGGGTTTTATAAGAATATCAAAAGGCAAAAAGAACTACTACTACCCGAACTATTACAGAAATGGGCAGATTAGAAGTAATGCATATGTGTTAGATGTGGCTAACTTAAAACATAGTACAGAGCAAGACGCAGAAATAGTATATAACTAATATACAATTGGCGGTTATTGAATAGGTCATATCAATGATAAGTCATAACAAATTTTGTGGTTTCAAATTAGTCCGCCAAACCACACAGAATTTATGGAGGTAAAAATATATGGGCAAAGTAAAACAATGGGCTAGTGATACAGCACACAAAAAAGTTGATGAGATACTAGCTAACTATAAACAAGGTACTTATAATTTTGATGAGACCAAAACAAAATTGTTAAAGGTTGACAATATAGAACTAGTTGACATTGACGAAACCAATGTTGATGAAGTAATACTATCACAAACGAGAAAGGAATAGTTATGAAACTAGATGTAATATTTAAAGTGCAATCTATTATAGATGATAGAGCAATACCAAGTGACATATTAGAATTACTTGATACAGAATATTATTCTAAATCTAAAGGTGTACATATGAGACTAGGTACTATGGACATAACACACTTTGTTAGAGTATATAATAATGTTTCAAGTGGTATTGACAAATCAGAAATCTTTGATAAGATACATGATATAAAAAAACAATTAGCTGATTTAGAAAATCAGTTGTAAAAAGAATTTGTAGCTAGGCGAGAGTTGAACTACAAATATTGGTGAGTAATCGGTGGTGGTGGATGTATTACAAACCAAGTGGTAAGCGATAAAAAGAAAAAGGATAAGTGGCAGAATGATGAACCGCACCGAACCACAAACAAAAACAAATGGAGGTATGATGAGTAAAAATAAATTTGGAAAGTCTGTTGATGTTGACAATGCATATGCAACATACAGAGTTGACAATCCAATAAACAATATGTACTTTGAGTGGAAAATTTTAAAGACATATCAGAAAAAAGAAAATGAAGACAAGAACCAATATGCAAGGTGGTTCACCGCTTGTAAGTCACCGCATACTTACGACAGTTGGGAGTATGGTGACGCATATGTAAGTGAGATAATGAGTGTGAAACCTAAACTATTATCAGCAACAGATGATTGGAAGGAAACATATGCCGAGACAAAGAACTAGACTACACTATAAAAAATTAGTGGATAAAATTATTAACTGGTTGAATGATAATATAGATGAAGGCGGATTTGATAGTGGCGAAGTTAAAGACGCATTAGCATGTGATAGTGCAGACTTAAAACAAAAAATAGAACTATACTTAGAGGGACAAGATGAGTTTTGAAGATGGAATAAAAATGTGGCGAGAAGACATAGGACAATTCTATGATGAGCATTTTAGTGAGGAAGAAATGGAAATCTTATATGAGATTGTTCGAGGTAATGTAGATGTTGACACATTAAAAGAAAAACTTGTTGACTTTTTTGAAGATAGTGATATACCTACACTACCATTCTTTGATTTAAAAACTGATGAAGGAATACTTGATAGGTTAGATTATGACTTCGGTTATGTTGGAGGGACAGGAACAAGAGCAGGATATAGGACACACTAATGAAAAAAATAAAGGAACTATGAATATATTTTTTTTACATGAGACACCAGAAAAATCTGCAGAGTATCATTGTGATAAGCATGTACCAAAAATGATATTAGAAACTGCACAAATGTTATCTACTGCATATCGTAGAAACTTTGATGATGGGGATGAATTATATAAAACTGCATACCCAAAACATCCTAGTACAATATGGATGGGTGATAGTGGTGAAAACTTTTTTTGGGGTATAAGATTATTAGATAAACTAATAGAACAATTTACTATGAGATATGGTAAGGTACATAAAACAATTCGAATATCTAATTTGTTTCATAGTAAATATAAAAGGTGGCATGATTGGAAAACACCATTCACTACACCACCACAATGTATGCCAGATGAATATAAACATGAAGATTATATTACTGCATACAGAAATTATTACAAAGGTGCTAAGAGATACTTTGCTAAGTGGGATAAACTAAACAACAAACCAGATTGGTGGACAGAATGAATAGAAAAAAATATGAAAGAAAACATTGGGGTAATACAACAAGAGAGGAAATAGAAAAACTTCACTACCCTATATGGTGGCAAATTGAAGGAGATAAAATAGTAATATCTGATAGAAGAGGAAAAGAACTAAGTAAGAAACATCTTGTTTATACAACTGAGATAGGTTTTATTCAAGACGAAATATCAAGAATGAAATTTCAAGGTGAAATACTTTGTGTGTAAGGAGGTACAATGAGTTTGATAAACGCAGATAAATATATTGAAAGATTACGACAGACATTGAAAGATACTAAGTCTATTGGTGTGACAAGATTATCTACTGCTGATAGATTTGATTATCTATTCAATAGATGTAGTGATATCATAAGAGATTATGATGAGGACTATAAACAATCAATAGAGGAGTTATGGGATGAGCAAGGAAGAACCGAAACCAAAACGAAACAAGATAGTTAGTTGGACTATCAATATCAAATGGGATAATGGGACTTATGAAAACATATCTGATATGAATGATGATGTTGCACAACCAATTGATGATTTTCTAACTGAACTAGAGGATGAAAGGGCTAAGTCAAATGGTGCAGAGTAAAGATAATATTATAAAATTCAAACCCAAGAAACCTAAACCTAAAAAATATTACTTGTGTGAATTTTTTAAGAGGTATGGTGAGGATGAGAATACATATCAATATATTTTTTCAGATAAGAATATAAAAGATATGGGTTATACTGGTGAAGATGATGACCACAAAATATTATCTCAATTCTTTTTACAAAAGATATATAAAAAAGATAGGGATAATATGTCACCAAGTATGTATTGGACTAATGATGGTATGTCACTTGTAAGATTTGATGGCATGGAAGAAGTAAAACCTAGTGAGTTTAATACTTTACAAAAAGCTAAAGTATATGTTAATGGAGATACATTACCTTTAAATAGATAGGAGGATAAATGAAAACAGAAAAAGAAATAAGACAAGAATATAATCAGATGAGGAATGATGACCCTGCATTTGCTGAATGTTGGAGTGATGATGACCATGATTTCTATGAGTGGTGTTCGGGTTATGGTGACTATAAACATATAACAAGGAAGGGCAAATGAAACTATACGATATAGGAGTTAATGATAAGGGAACTACATTAAAACTTTGGGTATGTGATGATGATGAAAGTAATATCAGAGAATGGCGAGGTAGTTTAAAAGCAGTACTTCAACATGTATTTTCTGATTTAGTTTTAAATGATTGGGATAAAGTAAAACCAAAAGTTAAATGGGGATATCCAAGACTTAATATAAAAGAAACAATGGACTTACTAGAATGGAGGAACTAATATGAAACTAAAAAATCCAATAGCAAAAGAGTTGAGAACACCTAAGTATAAATCAAAGGTGATTGAAAACAAAAAGAAAAAGTTAGAAGATGATGACAAGCATTGGATAACTTCGGGCTATGAAGGTACAGAAATCTTAGTAAAGAATTCTGATATACATAACTTACTAGATGATGATGTGGATGAGGGATTGTTTGGTGAGAATGATGAGAGTTTGGTAGCCCGATATAAAAAAGAAACAGGAGGTAGTGTAGATGAGTAAAGAATATTTATTTTGGCGAGAGGTAAGAAAAACTGTCAGAGAAGAATGTGTTGTTGAAGCTGATAGTTTAGAAGAAGCTACAAGAAAACACAATGAAGATGGAGTAGCAGACTATGAAGAAACAGAAGAAATTTTTTCTGAAATAAATGATGAAGGAACAGAGGAGGTTAAATGAGCAATAATATAAAACCAGAGGTAACAATTACTTGGGGTACTGAAAAAGAAATAACTAAAACTTATATCTTTGAAGATGAAACACAGAAAGCTTTTTTTCTTAAGGGTGTAGATGAGAGCAATGGTTGGTTGGAGTATGAGATAGTTGAGAAAGGAGAGACTATATCATATGTACAAAGTAATAATCCTGTCAGTCGTATTATCCCTTAGTCTATTAAGTTGTAGTAAAGGAGATTTTGACCCGACAATTACTATAATTAAACAGGTAATTAAGTCAACAAAATCAACGACTTACGAGGATAATAAATAAATAATTATTTACTTGCAATCAAATAAAAAGTATGGTACAATAGAAGGTTAGTAGTATGATAAAAATTATAGGAATAATATTTGTATTAATAGTATGGAGTTTTATAATAACAGGAACATTTAATTTAATATGATAAAAAATATTTGTGCAGGTTTATTAATTTTATGTCAATCAACATTTGATTTTCAAAAAGATTTTGAATATAATAATAACAAAGAATTTATAGAAGGAGTAAAAAATTGTGCGTTGTTTTACAATGCAGACTTACCTTCTAAAGATAGAATACCTATAGAAATAATTGTAGGTCAAGCTTCTTTAGAAAGTAATTGGGGTAAGTCAAGGTTTGCAATACAAGGAAACAATTTATATGGTATGCGTGAGTATGATTTAACTGAACCGCATATCAAACCTTTAAAAAATTTAGAAGCAAACTTTGGATTAAAAGTTTATCCTACTAAATGTTTGTCAGTTGTTCACTACATAGAAACTTTGTTAAGTCATAGAAGTTATGCAGAGTTTAGAGAAAAGATGTATGATATGTGGGTAGTTGATGAGTACGATATATTTTTATTAACTGAAATGTTATATAACTATTCAGAAGATAAAAATTATGCAATCAAACTAAGAAGAACAATTTTATACATAACTGAAAGGGGTTATCTAAATGGCAGGAAATAAAAAGTTTGATATTGATTTAAAGTATGGACAGATACGAGAACAAAAAGTTAAAGACATGTTCTCTAAGTGTCAGATAGAAGTCAAGTCAGAAAGAGATTGGTGGCAGAAGACAGGAAACATAGCCATTGAATATGAGTACAGAGGAAAACCAAGCGGTATCTATGCAACAACAAGTGACTATTGGTTTCATAGATTAGAGTTAAAACAAAAAGAATTTTGTACACTTGTTTTTAAAACAGACATTCTAAAAAAGATTGTTGATAGTTACAAAGATAAGTTGACAAAAAATGTGGGCGACAACAAAGCAAGTAAATGTGTATTAATACCTATAAAAGAAATATTTCGAAAGGAGTTTTATGATAATGTTTAAAGAAATAGAACAGGTAAAAAAAGAAATACAAGAACACGAAGGTTTTAGAGATACTATATATAGTGACTCTCTAGGATTTGACACAATAGGTTGGGGTCATTTAGTAAAAGACACCGACCTCTTTGAAAAAGGAGTTGCATACAGTAAAGAAAAGTTACAAGAAGTTTTTGATGAAGACTTTGATTTAGCATGGTCTAATGCAAATTCTTTAGTCAAAGAAAGATTGACAAACACAGACTTTGAACTACTAGATATAAACAGAAAGATGAAAGTTATATCTATATTTTGTAACATGTGTTTCCAATTAGGCAAGGCGGGTGTAAGTAAGTTCAATAAAATGTTTGAGAACATTGCCAAGTTAAATTTTGAAGGGGCGAAACTTGAAATGTTAGACAGCAGATGGGCTAAACAAACACCCAGTCGTGCCGAATATCTAGCAAATAAAATGTCGCAGGTATAAAATAAATTTATTTTTGTCTTGATTTCGACACAATTGTATGATATAATATGTTTAATTTAAATAAATTATTTAACTATGTTAAAGATTATTAATAGTTATTATTATAATATTAATAATAATATATATAAATATCTTAATAGAGTAATAACTATGTTTAAAATTAAAACAATAAAAAATATTTTAGCACTTGACTTTGTTTTTGTTTTGTGCTATAATACAAACTTCAATAATAATATAGGAGGTATATATGCCAACAGTTGAAGGTAAAGCATATTGGGCTAGTGTGACTAGACCTAATACAACATTCGACCCAGTATATCAAATCGACTTAGCAGTTGACGATAAAACTGCCGAGGAGTTTAAGGGTAAGGGTGTTTCAGTAAAACAAGATGATAGAGGTTCTATTATCAAGTTCAAAAGAAAAGTTGCTAGGGCGGATGGGACTAAAAATCCTATGCCGAGACTAGTGGACTCTGCAAAAAATCCTATTGATGTATTAGTAGGTAATGGTTCAAAGGTAAAAGTTTTATACAAAGCTTTTGATTGGACTTTTGCAGGTAAGTCTGGTACAAGCTTGGATTTACAAGCAGTACAAGTACTTGACCTCGTACCATATGGCGAAGACTTTGATGTCTCGGATGGTGGGTTTGTTGCGGAAGGTAACAACGAGGAGTTTTAAATAATTAAACAAGGGGCGACAATGAATGAAGACAAATCTAAGTTTGTAGAATATCATGTCCCTTGTTCGAAGTGTGGAAGTAGTGATGCAAGAAGTGTTAATGATGATGGCAGTAGCTATTGTTTTTCTTGCACCACTTTCTTCCCAAATGAAACAGGGATAAATCAACAACAACAAAGGGGCGACATGCAAACAGCAGAAAAGATAACAGACTTAAGTTATCATCAAGGTACTCTATCTTCAATATCAGATAGAGGAATTAACTCAGAGACTTGTAAGAAGTATGGAGTTAAGGTTATGTATAATGGCAATAACCTTATCGCAAAACATATCTATCCATACTATGATGAAACAGGTCAGATGATTGCGACAAAGACAAGGTATGTTAAAGATAAACAATTTTCAATTCTAGGTTCGACATCCAATTCTGGATTGTTCGGTCAGCAATTATTTAATGGTGGGAAGTATGTAACCATAACAGAAGGTGAGGTTGACGCAATGTCAGTCTATCAGATGTTAGGTTCAAAATATCCAGTAGTTTCTATTAAGAATGGAGTTGCTTCAGCACTAAAAGATATCAAGAAAAGTTATTCTTGGTTGGATAAATTCGACAATATTGTTATCAATTTTGATAATGATGAGGTTGGAAGAGAAGCAAGTGTTAAAGTTGCAGACTTATTTCAACCCGGGAAAGTTAAGATAGTTAAACTTCCCGAAGTGTACAAAGACGCAAACGATTTACTGCGTTCTAAGAAGTATGAAGAGTATGTAAAAGCTTGGTGGAATGCACCTATACATGCACCAGATGGTATCGTAGAGGGTAGTCAATTACTTTCTGAGGTACTAAAACCAATAGTAAAATCCAGAATAGATTATGGATGGAAAGGACTAGATGAGTTAACTTATGGTATTCGTAGTGGTGAGTTGGTTACTATTACCGCAGGGACTGGACTTGGAAAAACATCAGTCATTAAAGAGTTAGTATATCATATATTCAAAAGTACAGAGAGTAACATTGGAATGATAATGTTAGAGGAAAGTCCTAAGATAACTGCATTAGATATCATGGGAACAGAAGCTAACTTACCTTTGCGAAGACCCGATATTAATTTATCGGATGAAGATAAAACAAACTACTTCAACAAGACAGTAGGTACTGGTAGATTTTATTTCTACAATCACTTCGGTTCTAATTCAGTAGATAATATTATTGCTAGAGTTAGATACATGGCAAAAGCTTTGGATTGTAAGTTCATAGTTCTTGACCACATAAGTATGATAGTATCTTCTCAAGAGTTTGGTGACGAAAGAAAAGCACTTGATGAAGTAATGACTAAACTAAGAACACTAGTACAAGAAACAGATATTGCTTTGATTGTAGTGTCTCACTTACGAAGACCAGATGGTAAGGGACATGAAGAAGGAGCAGTTACTTCACTTGCACAACTAAGAGGTTCGGGTTCTATTGCTCAACTATCTGATATGGTTCTTGGATTAGAAAGAGATAGTCAGAGTGAAGACATAGCACAAAGAAACACAACCACATTGAGAGTATTGAAGAATAGATTTGTGGGTATGACTGGTCCTGCATGTTACTTATATTGGGACAAAGATACTGGCAGACTTAACGAAGTAGATAAACCTCAAGGTGATGAGACAGAAGAAGATAAATTTTAAATGGAAGGGATTAAATTGTGGGTGAAAGAAAACTGTTCTTGGATATCGAGACAACCGAAATTGTTAATGGTTCTGAATTACCTAACAAGATTTTTTGCTTGGTCACTATTTGTGACAAGGGCAATCTTGTATGTTATACTCCGAATGATTTACATAAATTTCAGAATGATGCGAAGAATTATCAAGAGTTTATTGGACACAACATCATAGGATTTGATGCTCCAGTAATCAAGAAAGTTCTTGGTGTAGATTTATTTAAGATAGGAAAGGTTACTGATACACTTATACTATCAAGATTGTTTAAACCAGTAAGAGAAGGTGGACATTCTTTAAGAGCATTTGGAAATAAGTTTGCTTACAATAAGTTAGAGTTCAAAGATTTTTCTGAGTTCTCTTTAGAAATGTTAGAGTATTGTATTCGTGATGTTAAACTTCTTAAAAAAGTTTATGAATTATTACAAAGACAAGGTAAAGGATTCTCTCAAAAATCTATAGACTTAGAACATGATGTTGCAAGAATTATTGAGAAACAAGTACAGACAGGATTTCTTTTTGATAGTGAGAAAGCACACATCCTACTTGCTAGACTTCAGAATAAGATTGATGAAGTACAAAGTAAAGTTAGAGAAACTTTTCCACCAATTAAAATTGAAGAAACTTTCATACCTAAGTCAAACAATAAAGCAAGAGGTTATGTTAAAGGTGAACCTTTTACAAAGGTTAAGTATCAAGAATTTAATTTAGGTTCACGACAACAAATAGGTGAACGACTTATGAAACTAGGTTGGAAACCTAAAAAGAAAACAGACAAAGGTCATGTAATTGTAGATGAAAAAGTTTTATCAGAGATTAAAAATATTCCCGAAGCGGAATTGATAAACGAGTTTCTCCTACTGCAAAAAAGAATTGCAATGATTAATTCTTGGATTGAAGCGGTAGCAGAAGATAGGAGAGTACATGGAAGAGTTATTACCAATGGTGCAATAACTTCAAGAATGAGTCATCAGTCGCCCAACATGGCTCAAATCCCTGCTGTGTACTCTCCTTATGGAAAAGAATGCAGGGAGTTATGGACAGTTCCTAGCGGATATAAATTAGTGGGAATAGACGCAAGTGGACTGGAGTTAAGAATATTATCCCACTACATGAACGATAAGGAGTATATTAATGAAGTCATTAATGGAGATATACACACTACAAATCAAACTCTTGCAGGGTTGGAAAGCAGAGATACTGCAAAAACATTTATCTATGCGTTCATTTATGGGGCAGGTGACAAAAAACTCGGAAGTATCTGTGGAAGGTCTAAAGAGTATGGAAGAAAGATTAAAGAAAGATTTCTTAAGTCTTTACCAAGTCTTAAAAAGTTGCGAGACAGAGTGGACCTCGCTTGTGGAAAAGGATATCTCAAAGGAATCGACCAAAGAAACCTCATCATCAGACAAAAGCACTCAGCAGTCAACACCCTCATCCAAGGAGCAGGGGCAATAGCAATGAAGAAAGCATTAGTATTATTAGACAGAGAGATTGAGAAAAATAATATTGATGCTTTGCCTGTAGCTAATGTCCATGATGAGTTTCAATATCAAGTAAAAGAAAATCAAGCAGAACAACTAGGACAACTTGCAGTTCAATCAATTACTAATGCGGGTAAGGAATTAAATATAAGATGTCCATTAACAGGAGAGTATAAAATTGGAAACAACTGGAAAGAAACACACTAAGACATTAGATACTTTAGTTCCCGACATTAATAATCTACTTACTAATCTTGGGGATGGTAAGAAATTAAAAGTCTCAGATGAACAACTAAATAAATTTTTAAGTAATATCAAAGATGCAATAGTTGACTGGACTAATCCAGTTAAACAAGATAGAAGTTCATTAAGAATGTCTATACTTGGCAGACCATTGAGACAACTTTGGTATGACAAACACAAACCAATAAAGAAAGAAAAATCAAATCCTTCTTTACAATTAAAGTTTTTGTATGGACATATACTTGAACATCTTGTTTTATTCTTAACTGATTTAGCAGGACACGAAGTAACAGACCAACAAAAGAAAGTTAATGTTGATGGTATTATTGGTCATATGGATAGTAAGATTGATGGTGAAGTTGTTGATGTTAAAACTGCGTCAGCATATTCATTTAAAAAGTTTGAGAATGGAACACTTGCAGAGGATGACCCATTTGGTTATATCGCACAGCTAACAGGATATGAAGAGAATGAGAAAACAAAACAAGGTGGTTTTCTTGCAATCAATAAATCAACTGGACAACTTGCTTTATACAGACCAGATGATTTAACTAAACCAAATATTAAAACTTTAATTAAAGATGTTAAAGAGAAGTTAGATTTAAAAGAAGTTCCACCTAAATGTTATGAACCAGTACCACATGAGAAAGCAGGTAACATGAAACTTCCTGCGGGTTGTGTATTCTGTTCACACAAAGTTGAGTGTCATAAAGATACAAACGAAGGTAAAGGATTGAGAGCATTTAAATATGCAAGTGGTAATGTGTACTTCACACACATTGCTAAAGAACCAAAAGTAGAAGAGGTGAAGATAATAGAAAAATAATTTATGTTGAAACACAAGCACTTACTTGTAAGAGCAGAAGTATTAGACCCACCCAAAGATTTAAAGTCAACTAAACTTTGGTTAAAAAAATTAATAAAAGATATAGACATGAAGATACTTGGTGGTCCATATCTAAAGTATTGTGACAACATAGGAAACAGAGGATTAACAGCAGTTACTATTATAGAAACTTCGCATATAGCAATGCATGTTTGGGATGAGGACAATCCCTCACTTGTTCAGCTTGATGTTTATTCTTGTAAAGATTTAGATGAAGAGATTGTTTTTTCTTATCTTTACAAGTTTAAACCAGTAAAGATGAGTTATAGATATTTTGATAGAGAAGTTAATTTTAAACTAATAAAGGTACAGAATGAATACAAAGCAAATAAAAAAAATTAGAAGAAGAGCAAAGACTATTATGGTAGAATGGCTTCACTCTCTTCTACCAGAACACGAAAGAAAACTAGTTAACGAAAAAAATGTACTAGATTATGCACCAAAACAAACACACTATGTATTTCAAAATCAAGTGCGACTATCTGCGTGGTCGTATAAGTGGATAATTAAGAAGTTAAAACGAAATCCATACTTGACATTTGAGCAACTTGATGCTATAATAAAGGGTACTGAAAATATTCCAAGCGGTATCAAAAGATGGTAAGATATAGGAGCAAATTTGAAAAAGAAATTATTACTAACCTTCCTAAAAAGAT